AGAAGAAGACGCTTTTGAAATGCGAGGCACTAAGCGCAGAAACCAGTGCCGTACCTGTATGAATGAGACGAAGCGAGCGCATTATCTCAAAAACCCGTTAGATTATAAATTCCGAGAAGCGCAGCGTAGGGCTAAAAAGCGTGGGTTAGAGTTTGATATTACAATTGATGATATTGTGATCCCTGATTATTGCCCTCTACTCGGTATGAAGCTGGAAGTGAATACCCAAGGAGCGCAGTATAATTCGCCTAGCCTAGATAGGATTGATTCTAGTCGAGGGTATACCAAGGATAACATCTGGGTGATTAGCCACCGAGCGAACACGGTCAAGAATGACGCGAGTTTAGAAGAGCTAATCAATTTAGTGTATAACCTGAAAACGAAAATAGAAAAGTGTATAACATATAGGGAGACAACTGATGAAGGCTTTAGTTCTGGACATCGAGACGAACTCAACCATAAGCTTGATCTGGTGTTGCGTAACTGAAGATGTTGATACAGGGGAAGTGATATGTCATACAGAGCCACAAAGTTTAGGGTGTTTGATAGAGAAATACGATATCGTGATCGGGCACAACCTGATTGGTTTCGATGCACCAGTACTCAACAGGCTGTGGAGTGTTGGAATAAAGCGTTCACAGGCAACCGACACGCTGACGATGTCACGCCTTTTGAACCCCGTGCTAGAAGGAGGACATTCCCTAAGAGCTTGGGGAGAGCGCCTCGGAGACTCTAAGATTGATTTCACAGACTATGACGGAGGATTAACCGATGAAATGGTTAAATACTGTAAGCAAGATGTACACCTCACTGTACAGCTCTATAAAACACTTATGGAACATCTTAGCCACTGGCGTGATGGCGCAGCATGTTTATTATTGGAACAGCAAGTTGCAATCGAGTGTGGTAAACAAGAAAGGAACGGTTTTGCGTTTGATATACCTAAAGCTCAAGTTCTACTGGCTACTTTGTCAGACCGAATGGGTACTATTGAAGACGAGATGCAAGCAATCTTTGATCCGATTATTGAGGAGCGTTGGTCTGAAAAGACAGGGAAGAGGCTGAAGGATAAAATCACAATCTTTAATCCCGGTAGCCGCAAGCAGATCGGAGAGCGTCTGATAAGCCTTGGGTGGAAGCCTCAGAAGTATACAGAGAACGGACAGGCTATCGTGGATGAAACGATCCTAGACGCTGTGACGATCCCTGAAGCCCAAGTGATCGGTGAGTATCTGATGATTCAGAAACGTGTTGGTCTATTAAATTCATGGCTACTGAACGTACAGGATGACGGACGGATACACGGACGGGTGAATACACTTGGAACTGTGACAGGGCGTATGTCGCACAACAAGCCTAACCTCGGACAGATACCATCATTAAATAAACCATACGGGCAAGAGTGCCGTGAACTGTTTACCGTTGAAGACGGTCATGTGCTTGTAGGGACTGACTTAGCCGGTATTGAGTTGCGCTGTCTTGCTCATTATATGCAGGATGACGAATGGACTGAAGCGTTGTTGAATGGTGATATTCATCAAAAGAACGCAGACGCTGCAGGAGTTTCAAGACCAACCGCTAAGACAATGGTGTATGCGTTGTTGTATGGTTGTGGGATCACAAAACTAGCAAGCATCTTAGAGACTAACAACAAAGAAGCAAACCTAGTGCTGTTTAACTTTTATAAGAACACACCAAACCTTCGTAAGCTGATGGACAAGATACAAAAGATTGCAACCAAAGGCTATGTACCTTCGTTGAATGGTGGTCGTATCCAAGTAAGGCACGATCACGCTGCGTTGAACACGTTACTGCAGGGCTGTGGGGCAACGATTGCTAAACAGTGGTGCGTAACAGCACATAGGAACCTACGCCTCGCTAAGATACCAGCGAAGCAGGTCGCTATCGTGCATGATGAAATCCAGATCGAAGTACCTGTAGAGTATGCAGAACAGGTGGCAGAGATCATGGTAGCTTCTGCAAAGGAAGCAGGGGAACAGCTAGGCTTCCGTGTACCAGTGGATGCTGAAGCTAAAATAGGAAAGAACTGGTATGAGACTCATTGAGTCATGTGGTATAATAGTATGTCTCACCAAAAGGAGAATGAGATGACAGATAGAGTAAAAATTAAGGCTGACATCATGTGGGCTTATCTTAATAAGATGAACGACATGTCAGAGCGTTATCAAGTAGACCTCTGTAACCTGTCTGACAATGCTGCAAAGGCGTTAGAGGACATGGGTATCACTGTCGGTCAGAAAGATGGTAAAGGCTACTACATTACCTGTAAGTCAAAGAACCCAATACGCGCCTATGATACGGATGGTATGGTGATTAATGGCGAAACAGTCGGTAATGGCTCTCAAGCAATTTGTTTGATCTCTTCTTATTCTTGGGTATTTAAGAATAAAGAAGGCGTGTCCCCATCTCTTCAGAAGTTAGTCGTTACTAAACTAGAAGAGTACGGTGGGGATGTCGAAGAGTTAGTCATCCAAGAAGATGATGACGAGATTCTTTAGTGGATAAGGCCGTCATAGACGCAGACATTTTAGTCTATCGCATAGGTTTTGCGACGGACAAAGAAGATGAAGGAACAGCCATGCGAACTATTGCGGGCTTCCTTGAGGATATGATCATGTTTGATCTTCCTTACTGCGACAGATGGTCACTACACTTAACAGGTAAAGGCAACTTCAGAGATGATTTTGCCGTTACCGCTCCTTACAAAGGAAACCGAAAGGGGAATGTCAAGCCTAAGCACTACCAAGCAATCCGCGATTACCTTGCGTTTTCTTGGGATGCTACAATCTGGGATGGAATCGAAGCTGACGATGCAGTCGCTATTGAGTGTACCGAATTAGGTGACTCAGGTGTGTTAGTATCGTTAGATAAAGATCTTGACCAGGTTGCCGGCTGGCATTTTAACTTTGTAAAGAACAAACTGTATTATGTAACCCCTGAAGAGGGACTGTACAACTTCTACAAGCAGTTTCTAACAGGTGACGTTGTAGACAACATCAAAGGCGTTTACGGCATCGGCCCTAAGAAGGCTGACAAGCTTTTAGAGGGTAAGTCTGAAGTAGAGATGTGGGAAATCGCTGTAGAACACTTAGGATACGATAGAGCTTTAGAGAATGGTCATCTTCTTTATATGATTCGTTCCTTTGGTGATAAGTTTGTACCACCGACAGAGAGATCAAATGAAAACTCAGTCGGCTAAGGCAAAAGGGCGTAAACTTCAGCAGGTAGTTCGGGACGGCATCTTACAGCGTTACTCAACGCTTGAGCCTGACGATGTTCGTAGCACTTCAATGGGTGCAGGTGGTGAGGATGTTCAACTCTCTCCAGCGGCTAGGAAGTGTTTCCCATACCAAGTTGAGTGTAAGAACTTAGCAAGTATTGCTATATACAAGCACTATGAGCAAGCTTCTGGTCACAACGCCTTTGAACCTTTACTTGTTGTAAAGCAAAACCGCTCTAAACCACTTGCTATAGTGGACTTAGAACACTTTTTAGATCTAGTGAGGAAAACTAAATGAGCTTCGATTACGAAGACAAGTTTGATATGAACTTTAAACTCCGTGCCTTCGGGCGTTCTTATACACTGGCTGCAGAGTATGATGACACCGTTTCGTGGACTGAAATCCTGGATGATATTATCAAGCAATTAGAGGCAGCTTATGGCTATTCATTCGATGTACAAAGAACTAACAAAGAAGACGAGCCGCTTGGTATCTACTACAAAGGCAAAGACGATGGCAGCGAATGATCATCAAGTAGGTGGGGAACACTATCGTAACAAGTCTATACAGCCTTGGGACTTTATGGAGGCGGTATTGACGGAAGAAATGTTTGAAGGTTACCTTAGAGGCAATGTTATCAAATACATAGCTAGGTATCCCGATAAAGGTGGTCGAGGAGACTTGAAAAAGTGTCAACATTACCTTGACAAACTGATCGAACACGTGTAGAATAGGTAGGTTACCCTGTGACTTTAGACGATCTTAAAAATAAACTCGCTCAGTTAGACGAGGTAACTCTATTAGAAACCCTTGAGCTAACCTCGCTCGATTTAGTCAATCGTTGTACTGATTTAATCGAGAATAACTTTGATGCACTGGAGAACTTATTTGATGAAACAACACCTTGGGATAACGATTTATGAAGAACGGGACAGCCGGCTCAGTAAACAAGCAGTTACACTTATGCATGACTACTACATGCTTGACCATGAAGA